TAGTTGCATGAATGGAACAAAACTGGAAGAACCCAGAACCACAATCTGTGTAAATGATTTATAGTTTAGTTTTAGAACTGACTGCTCTAACCATTTCTGTTGGTCATTTGCAGATGCTGCCTGATCCAGTAATGTTTTTTCTTTATAGATTTCAAAGATTGCTGGTTTAATTCCTCTGATGATTTTCCAGTTATCTTTTCCTATACTGAACTCAACCTCTACAACACAATCTTTTTCATTTGTTGTGTTAATAAGTTGATTCTTATTGATTTTTCTAAATGGTTTGTTAAATAATACAAAAGTAAGAGCATCCAACATCGTGCTTTTGCCTGCACCATTACTTCCAATAATTAAAGTTGAAGTAACTTTGTTTAGTGAAATCTCTGTAAATTGATTCCCTGACGATAAAAAGTTTTTATATCTTAGAGTTTTGAACTTCAACATAGTCAGGAGGAATTACAATATCATCTGGGGTAATTATAGCATATTGATAATCTAATCTATCACAAGCCATGAAAGCAACTGATGGATTCACCTCTGTTACTTCCATTTCAGGATAATCAAGGTCTTCTAACATAGAACAATATCTAACAGCATCATCTTCCTCTTCAAACAAGTACAGGATTTTCTCCCCATGCTTGTTCTCAACAGCATAAGCACCTTCAGATTCGTTGTCCTTAAGTGTTAAAATATACATTACTGTAACTGAAATGACTCCTGATAAATTGATTGAATCAAATCTTTTATCTTATTCTTATTTAACTTAATTTCAGATTCATCCACATACATCTTTAACAGTGTAAGGGTGTCTTCATTTTCAACAACAGAGTCAGCATCAAAATCAGAGTTGAGTTTAATCTGTTCTATAATTTTTAACTCATGAGGTTGTATCTTAATTAATTTGTCTAAAAACTTTTCATACTTATGTTGATCTGTTTTATTTTTGATAATTAATTTGACCATACATCCTTCATAAGGAGTCAAATCTTCTTCTGGGTTATCTTCATCATAATAACAGATTTTAAACATCTCATAAGGATTATCAATCTTAATCAACTCATAAGTCTCAGTATCAAAGATGGTAAATCCTCTGGTATCACCAAAATCATTCCAATACAACTGATAAGGATTGCCAAGATAGAAAATCTTTCCATCATCATTTCTTGTATGATAATGTCCAGAGAATACCCTATCAAATTTTTGGAATGGAGACTTATCTTGCCCATATTGTTGCATGTTACCTTTATGGACATAGAACCCACTCAATTCCAAGTGCCCCATACAAACTTTAGCTGATGTGCTTTGAATTGCTTGTAGGGTCTCCTGATCACTTTCAGTAGTTATCCAAGGCACAAATAGGATATCTTGTTCACCAACTTGAACAGTAGTTGGTTTAGTGTACACATTAATGTTCTTATAATCCTTCAACAATAACATAGGACTGTTGAGTTCTGTTGTATTCTTATAGAAAATATCATGATTCCCAAGAACAGCATGAACCTTATATTTTTTAAGAGGTTCAAGAACTACTCTTTTGGTCCAATCTAAACTCCAATAATCAGTTGCTTTACGATTATCAAACATGTCACCCATATGAATGACAGTATCAATCTTATATTTTTTTAATGTTGGAAAGAAGATGTTCTTATAAAACTTTTCAAAATACTCATGAAAAACTTTATTCCCTTTCTTAAAGTTGTAGTGAGTATCAGTGATGATAGCAACTTTCATGAAAATCTATAATTGATGTTATCTTTGATTGAGTTCATGTCTGAGTAATCTCCATCTTCTGATGTGAAAACTTCATCATATCCAGATCTTTCAATAATTTTAGACTTGATTTCAAGTTGTTTCTTTTCCTTAGCAATCCTTCTTAGAAATGCATAATAAACAATCTGAGTAAAATATGCAAATGGATTTGTTCTGGTGGTATCAAAGTTGTGGATGTACTGTACACAGTTTTCAATACCATCACAAATCATGTCATCCTTAAACATGTAGTTCACAAAATTTGGTTTGTATGCAAGGTGATTGGCAATACGCAAGAAACAGTCACCAAGGTAATTGGTAATCCTTGGTTTAGGAAGACCTTTTTCTTTTGCTTCTTTTACTTTTAAATTGTACTCAACAAGAGCCTGATAGAACTCTTTATTGTTCACATAATGCTCTGACTTTTTCTTTATCTTTACCATTAACATTTGCATTAAAGTTACTCATCATTACAAAATAAGATGTGTTGATTATAGCACTCTATCAAGGGAGTTGACAACCTTTCTAAAGATGATTAGAATCACTCTGTTAGGGTTGAAAGATAGAGTATATCTTAGTTGTTATAAAGTTTCTCAAGGACTTTACGAGCTTCGTCCACCTTTGAGATAAATCCCATTTGCTTATCAAGAGACACTTGAGATGATTCTCTTGTAAACTTTTGATACACTCTGATAATCTGTTCATCATATATTTCAGTCATGGTTATGACTTTATTCATATCAATTATATAGATATCATCATCAGGAATTATCATCCAAGGTTTTACCTTGTACCCAATAATACCATTATGTTTAGATACCATAGGTTCTATTATAACAGGATTATCTAACATCAGTAGTGTTCTATCATCTTCTTCTGTTGGAGATACCATTGCAAAGATTTCTTCACCTGATACTAATTTAATTGATGCATAAAATTCTTGTTCCATTTATTTCTTTAAGTTAACTGTTATTATTTCGTAATTGAAGTTTTCTTCATTGTAAATTTTGATACGTTCTACTAAGTGGTTTAATGTATAGTTTCTTTTAGCATTGTAGGTAGTATCATCTGCAATGTCATAGAGTGTTGCTGATACTTTTTCTTTATTTTTCCTAAGAACTCTTCCTATTGACTGTAAGTTCCTTATTCTTGATTTACTTGGAGAAGCAAAAATAATATTATGAAGATTTTTAATATTGATACCAGTACTGAAAGTTCCGTAAGATGCAACTATAATTGCATTAGATTCTTCTTCTGCAATTTTTCTTACTAATTCTCTTTCCTCAGTATCTACTCCACCATGGATGAAGAAGACTTTTCTGTTATCACTCTTATCTTTATTTATGAACTTATATAAAGGTTCACCATGAGTAGAGACCCTACTAAAAAGAACCAAGGTATTGCCTTTCAGATCTAGAGTAAGATTTTTAATGAACTTATTTCTTTTATTGTGACTAATCAAATATTGAACTTCATCTTCATAGATCTCAAACTTTTGGGGTTCATGCTTGAGAAGAAGAACTTTGATATTTAATTTTGAAAGATAACCCTTTTTGATCAGTTCATCAGTCTTGATAAGTTTATACGTAGGACCAAATAATCCTTCAAGAACAAGTTTGTGAGTTTGTGTACCATCAAGTGTTCCAGTAAATCCAAATCTATATTTGGCATCATACAATTTAGACATGATGGACACTAATGACTTTGATTTGAATTGATGAGCTTCATCACCAATCACAATATCAAACTTATCAAAGTATGCTTTGTCTAATTTGTAAATGGATTGCCATGTAGATATGATTACAGATTTATTTGACACCCTATCACTGCCTCCATAGACTTTGTGACAATGTTCGTCAGAATTCCATCCATAGTCCTCAAAGTCCTTGTACATCTGCTCTACAAGGGACGTAGTGGGCACTATGAGAAGAATATTCTTATCTTGTTCAACAAAATATCTGACTATGGAATAAATCATCAAAGATTTTCCAGATGCAGTTGGTGATAGTAATAATTTTCTTTTGTATTTGAGTGCTTCATACACACCTTGAACTTGATAGTCTCTTGGTGTATGTGAACAAATACTTTGCATATAATCTTTAACGCCTTCTAAAGAAATAGATTCATCCATTTCACCAGGAAGACCATAGTATTTGTTATCTTTGAATTCAAATGTGTAGTTATGATTATCACAGAATTCAATAACTTTATCTAAAAGACCTGCGTAGATTTCACCAGTTTGAAGATTGAATAAACGTATCTTCCCATCCCAGTGCTTACTCCTGTATTGTGGCATGAACTTGGCACCAGGAATATCAAAAGTAAATTGATCAGATAACTCATAAAAGATATGAGGTTCTGCTTCTATCTTCAAGAAGATTTCATTCTTCTTTGATATGATTAAATCAGTCATATTACATTCCAGATTGGAATCTCAAAAAATCAATAGAGTTTTTGATTTGATAAGTTCTACTTGAAATCATTTTGATGATTTCTTCCAAGTATTTTAATATTGTATCATAATATTCTATTTTAATAAACATTTCTGATAGTTTGGTATCAGCATCAAGATGCTTCTGCATCCCTTCTTTATCTCTGACTTTGTATGGGAAAGGTTCTTCCTGATAGGTTTCTAAGGTTGCCTTTCCAGCATAAAAGTTATAGCGTTCTAATTTCTTTTGCTTATAATCAATCTCACACTTCTTTCTGAGTAGTGAGAAGTTGTTATAAAGTTCATAGTATTTGGCATGTAATGATGCAACTTTTAAAGATTCATTATGCAAATCATCTATGTTGATTTGTGAATCTTCTTTCCACATCAACTGAATATCATCAAGAGAAATCATAGTAATAATATAAGTTACTACTATTTATTTTAATTTAATTCAGTCAAAAATGGAGTAATCCAGTCCTCGTTTCCATTTGTGACTGTGATAACACTAATATTTTTTTCTGCAAGTTTAGAAAGAAAAAGATTATATGAAGCTTGAACTGTAGCAGTTGTCATGCTTCCAGAGTTGTCAATAAACAAAGCAATACTTGAACCTGCAGGTAAACTTGCTATACCACAAATTGTATACCAATCAGATGCAATTACAGTGTTTCCACCATCTCTATTAACTTGCACTGGACCAAAAGTAAGACCATTTTGAGGCATTTTAAATTAGCGGAGGTACGTTTACGATTGTTTCGTCTAAGAAATTGTCTGGGCAACCAAGAGTATTATAATTACTATTAGTTACTGTAGAACCAAAACCAGAGTTGGTTGGTTGTAAAAGATAGAAAGGTCTATTTGGATATTCTGTTCTAAATTGAGTCCACAATCCTTGCATAGTAGATACTGAATTGGTATCATTTTCATCAATTATTGCAATACAAAGTCTAGTAGCACTTGTTGGCAATGTTTGAAGTGATACTGAATCAGTTGCAGTTCCTCCAGGACCAGTTGCTGTAATAGTATAAGTTATAGGACCATTATAAATTACTGATGCACTACCGTTTAAATTATTAATTATTCCTACTCCATTATTTATTGATAGTGAAGTTGCATTTGTAGAACTCCATGATAATACAACAGTCTCCCCAATATTATATCCACCTTTATCTGTTGTTAAAGATACAGTAGGTGCTGGGGGTATTACTACTTTTGATTGATCTCTACTTCTTGATGGATTGGTTATGATTCTATAGTAAGTATATTTAAAAGTTACTTCTGCAGTAAGGTATCTAATATCTTCTAATGTAGCATCAAAATCTAATGCTGAAAGATAAACTGGATATAATCCTTCAAAGATAACTTGTGACTGAACATTAAAGTTGCTGTTTAAAATGTTCAGTGTACCATCAGATCTTTCATAGAAATCTGATTTTAGTGTTGGAGAATTATATGCAGTGGAGTTATTTTTAAAATCTTCATACTGTTCTAAACTGTATGGAAATCCTAAACCAGTCATCCAGTTCCAAATTTCCATGTAGTTTTCCATGTTTTCATCTACAAGAAAACGTAGACGAAAATCTTCAAAGTTCATTTTATCGCCAGGAATATCAATGTTCTTTCCATAGCGAGTTTGAAGTGCAGAGCCTAAGGTGATTGCAGGGATACCTGCATAGTTAGACATGAAATCTACCTTAGATGCTTTATCTATGATAAACTTGAAACCTACTGGTGACAGTAGATTTCTGTTTGAAGGTTGTCTATTCAAATATTGCTGCATTTTTTGAACTATTTATTCCAATAAAAAGGGGGTCCTTTTGGACCCCCAGAAGATATGGAACAGAACTCACATAAGGTTTTGGATAGCAACTCTTCTGTAGTATCTGTTTGCATTTGCCTTGATAGCACCCAGATCTTGAGTGAGACCATTTGCAAATGGGTTGGCAACCATACCATATCTGGTCTTGAATCCAATCTTGGGCTGGAAGGTGTCCTGACCAACAGCACGTACCATCTGGAGAGGTACATAAGGGCAGTAGAACAGACCAGCATCATAAGGATTGGTTCCTTTGTAACCAACAACATAGTACTGAGTTGCAGCCAGGTTTGCAGAATATGGGTCAATGTAAACCTTGAACTTACCATTGAGAACACCAGCAAAGGTATTGCCAGTATCATCAACATTCAGATTTGCATTCAGTGCAGGGGTGTAGTCAAGCAGACCAGCCATGGTCAGTGCTGATGCAACATCAGATGAGCAGAGGATGGTGTTACCCTTCCCTCTTCTTGTTCTGAAAGCAATAGCATTAGCATCTCTTTCAATCTGGAACAGAAG